GCCCAACGAAATCAGCATGGTTTCTGTGCCTGCCGATGATGACGTGGGCGTGGGGCGCAGTGCGGAAATCCCGCAGGGGGAACCTGCCGACAATTCGGACGACAAGGGCGTGTCTGAAATTCAATCCGACCAGCTGCCCAAGAGGAATGTTGAACAAATGAACATCAAGAATGTTCGCGATGCCCAGGGCAACCTGGTCCGCGCCGAAGTTGACGACGAAGGCAACATCGTCAAGGTTCTCGAAGTGATCGAGCAAGCCGGCGAGGGCATTCGTATTGCCCAGTCCAGCACCCTGGAGGCCGAGCGCGCCCGCGTCCGCACGCTCACCCAGCTGGGTGGCGAGTACGGCGCCGCCGATCTGGCCAGCGAGCATATCCGCGACGGCAAGAGCCCCGACGAACTGCGCGCGGCGATCCTCGCTCGCCATGTCGCGGGCCGGGGCGCCGGCCAGCCACTGGGCGAAGGCCCGGCCAGCGACAACATCGGCCTGACCGGCGGTGAAATCCGCAACTACTCCCTGATGCGGGCTGTGCGCGCGCTGATGAACCCGAACGATCGCGCAGCCCAGGAAGCGGCCGCTTTCGAGATCGAGTGCAGCCAGGCCGCACAGCGCCAGTATGGCAAGGAAGCCCAGGGCATCCTGATCCCCGGCGACATCCTGGGCGCGCAGCGCGCGTTCAACGCCGGCGGCGCCGCGAATACCCCGGTCGGTGCCCAGTCCGGTGCCAACCTGGTCGGCACCACCCTGATGTCGGGTTCGTTCATCGAAATGCTGCGCAATCGGACCACGATCATGCAGCTGGGCCAGGTCATGGGTGGCCTGGTGGGCAACGTCGATGTGCCCAAGCAGACCGGCGCGAGTTCGGCCTACTGGGTAGGCGAGGGCGAGGACGCCAGCGAAACCACGCCGTCGCTGGGTCAGATCAGCCTGACGCCCAAGACGGTGGCCGCATTCACCGATATCACGCGCCGCCTCGCCATGCAGTCATCGCCGGATGCGGAAGCACTCGTGAACCGCGACCTCAATACTGCACTCGCGCAGGCGATCGACCTGGCCGGCTACTACGGCAAGGGCACCGACAAGCAGCCGATGGGCTTGGCGAACTACAAGGGTATCAAGTCGGTCAACTTCGCGACCGCCGGCAAGCCCACGTTCCCCGAACTGGTGGACATGGAAACCAAGATCGCGTCCGACAATGCGGACGTGGGCAGCATGGCCTATGTCGGCAACGCCAAGCTGCGCGGTCACGCAAAGACCACGGTCAAGTTCGACAGCGCGGGCTCCGCCACCATCTGGGAGCCGGGCGCCACGATCAACGGCTATCGCACCGAAATCACCAACCAGGTGAAGGACGGCGACGTGTTCCACGGCAACTTCGCTGACTTCATCATCGCGATGTGGGGCGGCCTGGATCTGACGGTGGACCCCTACTCGCTGTCGAAGTCGGGCGGCATTCGCCTGGTGGTTTTCCAGGATGTCGATTTCATCCTGCGCCGCCTGGAGAGCATCTGCCTGGGCCGTAAGACTTCCTAGTTTCTCCGGGGGGAGAGAGTGGGGCGGCCGCCGGCGCTGATCGGTGCCGGCGGCCCTTTCTCTAAGAATTCACGACAAGGAACCTGCAGAATGAGTGGAATTCAGCGTTTTACCGGCGCAAGCCTGGCGGTAGCGGCCGCCCTCACTGTCAGCGGCAATGCTGCTGCCGTGGACATTTCCAATTTCACCGGATTGGCCGCTTTCACGCTCAATTCGTCCGCCACCGGCGGCGCTGGGCAGACCTATGCCCCGAAGCTGCAGCAGAGCGATGACGGCGTGAACGGTTTTACCGATGTGCCGAACGGCGCCTTCGAACAGGTGACCAATGCCGGCCCGTCATTCCAGCGGCTTCTGCTGAACGTGGATCAGCTGAAAGCGTTCGTTCGCGTGGTCGATACCCTGGGCGGCACGTCGCCAACCGTCACCCGCGCCGTGGGCCTAACCGGCAAGATCGCGATCTAACGCGATGCCCGCGCCCTCTTGGGAAAACCTGGACGACTTTCTCGACCCCGCTGACTTTGCGGTGGAAGTGGTCATTCAGCCCCAAGAGGGTGCGGCTCGCAAGCCGTTCACCGGCATATTCGACGACGCCTATCTGAACGCCCAGCTGGGCGAATTCGACATGGACACGAACAAGCCGCGCGTGCTGTGCAAGGAAACCGACCTGGCGGCCGTCCGCCGAGGCGACAATGCCGTGGTCGATGGCAAGCTGTACGATGTCCTGTCCGAACCGCAATCGACCGGCGATGGCATGGCGCTGCTGATCCTGTCCGAGTTGTAGCATGAACGCCGGCCTGCGCTTCGACTTCGACGCGAAGCAAATAGACGCCCTGGTCATCGAACTGGGGCTTACCGAGCGCCAGGCCACTACGCCCTGGGCCGCGCACTGCGCCGCACCGCCGCGACACTGCGCCGGATGTCCGAGCGCGGCCTAAAATCCGAACTGGACGTGAAAAAGCTGGCCTACCTGCGCCGGCGCTTGCGGTTCTCTCGCTTCACGAAGGGCAGTTTCGAGGGCGCCAGGCTGTGGTTCGGCACCAACGACATGCCAGTGTCTGCCCTGCGCGGCAAAGTGAC